TTCACTGGCTTCCAACGATCAGACTGGAAGCAACCCCAAGCTTCTCAACGATGCTGGAACCTACACCCAAGGTGGTCAAGGTATGACCACTGCTCAGGGTGAAGCACTGGGAGATGGCACCTCAGGTAATGAGTTTGCCGAAATGAACTTCTCAATCGAGAAGGTCACTGTATCTGCCAAGACACGTGCTCTGAAAGCAGAATACACCCTGGAACTGGCTCAGGATCTCAAGGCAATTCATGGTCTTGATGCCGAGTCTGAACTGGCAAACATCCTCAGCACTGAAGTGCTGGCAGAAATCAACCGTGAGGTTGTTCGTACCATCTACCGCATTGCACGTCCTGGTGCACAAAACAATGTGGCAACAACTGGTACTTTCGATCTTGACGTTGATTCAAACGGTCGTTGGTCAGTTGAGAAGTTCAAAGGACTTCTTTTCCAAATCGAACGTGACGCAAACGCAATTGGTCACGAGACTCGTCGTGGGAAGGGCAACATCCTCATCTGCTCTGCAGATGTAGCATCTGCTCTGTCCATGGCTGGTGTGCTTGACTATGCACCTGCCCTTGCAGGCAACAACGGTCTTATCCCCGATGACACCTCCAGCACTCTGGTTGGTACACTCAACGGTCGTATTAAGGTCTACGTTGATCCTTACTCAGCAAACGTTGCTGATGATCACTTCTATGTTGCTGGTTACAAAGGTTCCAGTGCATATGATGCAGGTATGTTCTACTGCCCATACGTTCCTCTCCAGATGGTTCGTGCCGTGGGTCAGAACAGCTTCCAGCCCAAAATCGGATTCAAGACCCGTTATGGTATGGTTGCTAACCCATTCGCAGAAGGCACCAGCCAAGGTGCAGGTGCACTTAATGCAAATGCAAACCGTTACTACAGACGTGTTAAGGTTGCTAACCTTATGTGAGTCAGGTTGTTGTGGGGCAGGATGTCCCACATGCCCTTTCAGACCCCCTACAAGGGGGTCTTTTTTATGCTTAGGTATAAATTAGTAGGCATTAATATTCTTTACCTAATACACCGATTGTGTTCAAATGAATACAAAAGTGATATAATTAGATTCAACTGAATGAGGTGCATATGTAATGAGATTTTCCCTTTCTATATCATATGTAAATTTGCACGAGGTTTGTATGCGGTCTCTCATGAATCAAAGTCAATTTAATGAGTGGCGTCACTTTGAAGACACCCTAGACGAAGCGACGTTAGAACATCAAAAAATTAATGATTACTATACTTGTTTAATTGAATGCGATGCATTAAACCAAAGTCGATGTAAGAGGATATGTAAAACAGTTCTTATGTAGTGCGAGATCAAGACCCCAAACAGGGGTCTTTTTTAATGACTAAATATAGTTGTCACTAGTCTTTGAGTCATGGGTTGGTATAACAAACAACTAACAAATAGAAATTATCTAAGTCCTGGTGGATTTAAGTTCTTGCTGGATCGTTCACCTAAGACTAGTTTCTTATGTAAGACTGCAGTGATTCCTGAAATCACAATCGGTGTTATCGAAAGAGCTACACCTTTTGTCAATGTTCCTTCTGAAGGAAACATTCAGTTTGGATCATTCTCTATCGAATTTCTAGTTGATGAAAACCTAGAAAATTATTTGGAGATTCACAATTGGATTCGTGGAATGGGTGTACCTGAAAGTTTTGACGAAAGAAAAGAATTTAATAACAAATATAGCATCGGAAATATGCTAACCAACTTTGAAATTGTCACCAGTGATGCTACACTAGAAGTATTAAACAACAATCTAAATCCTACTTTTGATATTGTATTTAAAAATTTATTCCCCATCTCATTAGGTTCTCTACCGTTTGATGTCAGCATTGGGGATATTGAACCACTATCAGCAACAGTGACATTTAGATATCTTGCTTACGAAATTAGAACTGTTAATAAAGGAACTCGGATTAAATCATGAATCTAGACCAACTACAAGATGAATGGCGTGAAGATTGTAAAATTGATAAAGACTACGAAAAACTAGCAGACGTATCCCGTCAAGTCCCTTCACTTCATGCAAAATATCTAGAATATTATAATACCTTTTCTCTCATGAAAAAGGAACGAGAGATGAGATATAAAAATCTTCTTCGTGAGAAAACTGAATACTACCTAGGCAAAGCACCTGCCCGAGTGTATGCAGAGAAACCCTTTGACCTTAAGATTCTTAAACAAGATCTGCCATTGTACATGGAATCTGATGAAGAAATTCAGAATGCAATAATCAAATTAGAGTATCTGAGTACCATCATAAATACTTGCGATAGTATTTTACGAATGATTAACGGTAGAACTTACCAGATCAAAAATGTTATCGAATGTGAAAAGTATTTTGGTATACAATGAGAGTTGCAATTTCCAAGAAGAATGAAGTTTACTTAAGAATTTCTGCACCACCTCATATAAATTATGAGTTGTCTGATTACTTTACGTTTGATGTTCCAAATGCAAAGTATCTAAGATCCCAAAGAAAATACAAATGGTGGGACGGCAAAATTAAACTATACTCCCCAGGTACAGGTGAACTGTATGTGGGACTCTTTCCATATCTGATAGAGTGGTTACAACAAAATGACTATGAATACGAGGTCAAGGATAGTAAGTATTATGGTCTCCCCGTACAAGAGACTGACAATGTAAATCACCTTGCCATCAAGGGGTTTCTAAGAACATTAAATCTCAAGCATCAAGCAAGAGACTATCAAGTTGATGCAATCTTTCAAGCAATTAAATACCAACGTAGATTGATTCTGTCACCTACGGCATCTGGTAAGTCCATGATGATCTATGGATTGATCAGATGGCACATGAGGTATGACAGACAGATTCTATTGATTGTACCTACCACATCTCTGGTAGAACAGATGTACAAAGATTTTGAGGAGTATGGTTGGCAAGCATCAACATACTGCCATAAGATCTATGGTGGTAAAGATAGGTATGACCAGACAAAACCTGTAGTGATATCTACGTGGCAGTCTATTCATAAAGAATCTAGAGAGTGGTTTGATAGATTTGATGTGGTGATTGGAGATGAAGCACACAACTTCCAGGCAAAGTCTCTAACAAATATTCTCACAAAGATGCACCAATGTAAACATCGTATCGGATTCACTGGTACATTGTCAGGTGCAAAGACACACCAGTTAGTTCTAGAAGGATTGTTTGGTAAGGTCAACAAAGTTACAAAGACATCCGATCTACAACGTGCAGGATACCTATCAAAATTAAGAATCAAAGTTATAGTTCTTAGACATGCTAGTCAGAAGTTTGAGAATTTTCAGGAAGAGATGGACTATATCGTTGAGCACGATCAACGTAATAGGTTTATAAAAAATCTTGCTAAGGATCTTCCTGGTAATACACTTATACTATTCAACCTGGTAGAGAAGCATGGAGACCCTCTTTTTGAACTGATAAATAGTAGCATCACAGATAGACCAGTTCATTATGTAACAGGTGAAGTCGATGTAGAAGAACGTGAACGAATTAGGGAACTGACAGAAACAACTGAACGTTCTCTAATTGTTGCTTCCTACGGAACTTTCTCCACAGGAATTAATATAAAGAATCTTCACAACGTTATATTTGCTTCTCCTTCCAAGTCAAAGATTCGCAACTTGCAATCAATTGGAAGGGTTCTTCGGAAAGGTGAGAACAAAACAACTGCAACTCTATATGATATTGCGGATGATATTTCTGGTAATCACTACCGAAACTACACTCTCAATCATATGATTGAACGTATAAAAATATATAACGAAGAAGACTTTGATTATGAGATCATAGAAGTCAAACTAAAGGACAAGAATGATTAACTACATTAAAAAAGACGAAGAGTTTCTGGGAATTATTAAACTTCAAACTCGGGAAGAGATCATTGCTAAGGTTTTAGTCTCGGACGAAGATGAAGAAACATCAATGGTTCTCATTTCAGAACCCGTGGTGGCAACAACTTTTAAAAAGAAAGTTGAAGATGACGAGGGTTTGAAAGAAATTATTGGTGTTACATTTAGTAAGTGGATGCAGTTTTCTGATGCAGAGTTTTTTGTATTGAAAGAAGAAGACATTATTACTATTGCCCCTGTCTCTGACGAAATGTCACATTACTACACCTTGTTTCAAGTACAAGAGTCTGACATTGAAGTTGAACAAATTGAACCAGAAAATGTGAAAGGGTACGTTGATACGATTTCTTCCTTCAAAAAGAAATTAGAAAACATATATAAGCTCTAAATCTCTGAACCCTCTACAAGGATTATTGTACATAGAAAATGTCATATTGTCAATACCTTGACACTAAGATAATTCTTTGTTATAATGCGGTCAACGGTGATAAAGATAAACAATGTACACCACAATGCCAGCAAAAAAGAAAGAACACTATCTAAACAATAAGGAGTTTCTTGCTGCACTCATTGAGTATAAAACCTCTGTGAAGTATGCTAAAGAGAACAATCTAGAGAAACCTCGTATCACTAATTATTTGGGCGGGTGCTTTCTAAAAATTGCTACACATCTTTCATATCGTCCTAACTTCATTAACTACATGTATAAGGATGACATGGTTTGTGACGGTATTGAGAACTGCATTCAATACATTGATAACTTTGATCATAACAAATCTTCAAATCCGTTTGCATATTTCACACAGATTGTGTTCTATGCATTCCTGAGACGCATTGCCAAAGAGAAAAGGCAACTGGATATTCGACAGAAGATTGTTGACAAACTAGATTACAGTCAGTTATTCTACGGTGATGTAGATGATGTTGCTGCTATGGCAGATATGAATAGCATCAAAGAACAAATTAACTCGTCATATTATAATCGATGAAAGTCCTTTTGATTACCGATCAACACTTCGGAGTTCGTAATGACAACCAAACTTTCCAAGAAATTTATAAGGAATACTACAGTTCAATAGTCATTCCTTTTATCAAAAAGAATAATATCAAGAACATCATCTGTCTGGGTGACACCTTCGACAAGAGAAAGTCAATTAACTTTCAGTCTCTAGATGCAGCAAAAGAAATGTGGTTTGATCCACTGCAGGAGATGGGTGTTCATATGTGGATGTTGGTGGGTAATCATGACATCTACTATAAGAATACAGTACAGGTCAATGCACCAAATCTGTTGCTGAACGAATATACCAACATCACAGTCATTGATAAGGTTACTGATATTACTATCGATAACACTGACATCACGATGATGCCTTGGATCTGTGATGATAACATGCAAGAGATTATGTCTGCTATCAAAGAAACTGATAGTAAGATTTGCATGGGACACTTAGAACTGAAAGGTTTCATGGCACACCCTGGTTATGTGCATGAGCATGGACTTGACATGGCCATGTTCAGTAAGTTTGATGTTGTTTGCTCTGGTCATTATCACACCAAGTCAACCAATGGTAATATCAACTACCTGGGTAATCCCTATCAGTTGTATTGGAATGACGTGTACGATGATCGTGGATTCCATATCTTAGATACCAAGACATCTAAACTTAAGTTCCATAAGAATCCAATCAATATATTTGAAAAGATTGTGTATGATGATGGTGTCAGCAATCTACCTGAACTAAAGAATAGGTATGTAAAACTTATCGTACAGAAGAAGACAGACTTCCACAAGTTTGACAATTTCGTCAAATCACTGTATGATATGGGTGTTGCAGATCTAAAAATTATTGAGGATCTGACTGTCGAACTATCTGATCTCGACGAAGATGTTGAGACTGAGGATACTCTTACTCTACTCGAAAACTATATTCATGAAGTTGACACTGATATAGATAAGGGGATGGTTAAGGATATCGTCAAGTCTCTCTATCAAGAAGCTGTAGCACTATGATGGTCTATATTCTAGTATCGGAAAAAAAGGGTGGTGTCTATGCTACTGTAAACAATGTGACCAATGCAAAGGTTGTACAGATGTTTACGGTGGAGGATGATGCTGAGAGATTTCGTCTCTTACTAGAAGCAGATGAGAAGGAACAAGATCTACAAGTGCAATGTACAGAAAAAGAAACTGTAATCAACAACTGTAAAGTATTTGGATACAGTTTTTCAATTATAGACTCTGACGAATTTATTATCCCAACATGATTGTTTTTGAAAAAATTCGGTGGAAGAACTTCCTGAGTACAGGTAATCAGTTCACTGAAGTTAAGTTGAACCCACAGAGAGGAACACTCATTGTTGGGCAGAATGGTGCTGGCAAGTCTACTATTCTTGACGCACTTACGTTTGTTCTATTCAACAAACCATTCCGTAAGATTAACAAACCCCAACTAGTAAACTCTATCAATGAGAAAGACTGTCTCGTAGAGATTGAGTTTGTAATTGGTAAGAACGAATATAAAGTTGTGCGTGGTATTAAACCTAACAGGTTTGAGATTCATCGCAATGACACCCTTATTGATCAAGATGCTGCATCAAAAGACTACCAGACATACCTTGAGAAGAACATTCTACAACTGACTTACAAGTCATTTACTCAGGTTGTTATCTTAGGTAGCAGCACCTTTGTGCCATTTATGCAACTACCTGCTGCACACAGACGTGAGGTGATTGAAGATCTGTTAGACATTCGTATCTTCTCAACCATGAACAATCTACTGAAAGATCGGTTCAAGATGAACGAGGTTGATTGTCGTTCTACTGATCGTGACATTGTGTTCAAGCAGCAGCAGATTGAGATGCAGAAAGACTTTCTCAACGAACTCAGAGCAAACCATAGATCACGTATTGATTCTGCAAAAGTCAAACGTGAAGATTTGACTGATAAGAATAACATCATGCAGATGGAAGTTAAGAATCTTAACTCAATGCATAAGGAAAAGACTCAGCAACTTGGTGATTTGACTGAGGCAGTCAAGACCATGGATCAGATGAAGTCTATTCGTTGGAAGATTAATGATAAGATTAAGACAGGTGACAAGCAGATTCAGTTCTATACTGACAATCATACCTGTCCTACATGCACTCGTCCTATCGATGACTCTTTTCGTACAGAGCAACTAGCAACTCTTGATAGGAAAGGTATTGAATACCATGGAGCACGGACTGATCTTGATACTAAGATGCTCTTTTTGCAGGAGAAACTAGATGATTTTAAATTAAAATCTGATGATATCCAAACATTGTCCATCGAAATTCAAAATAAGAACTTTACAATCTCCAAGAACAATGATATAATTTCAGAGAAAGAGAAGGAGATTGTGACTCTTGAGGAGCAATTGAGTTCTCAATCCAAGAGTGTAAAAAAACTTTCTCTCTTTGAGAAAGAACTTCTGGAGTTGCAAGGAAAACTAACGTCATCCAAGAAACTGCAGCATTGTTACACTCTAATCTCTTCTCTCCTGAAAGATGATGGTATCAAGTCTAAGATTGTAAAGACTTACATTCCTGCTATCAATCAGAGAATCAATAGTCGTCTACAATCCATGGACTTCTTTGTCAACTTTCAACTTGATGAAGAATTTAATGAAGTGATTAAATCTCGTTTTCGTGATGACTTTACTTACGCATCATTTTCTGAGGGAGAGAAGCAAAAAATAGACTTGGCATTGCTCTTCACCTGGAGAAGTATTGCCAAGATGAAAAATTCAGTTAGCACCAATCTTCTTATACTTGACGAAGTTTTTGACTCTAGTCTTGATGCCACAGGTACTGAAGATCTTTTGAAAATTCTTAGAGACTTATCAGAAGACACAAACATCTTTGTCATATCTCATAAGGGAGAGGTGCTAGTTGATAAATTCCCTCGTATAATTAAATTTGAAAAGCATCAAGATTTTTCTAAACTTATTGTGGAGGAGACGTGATTTCTAAAACGTATCAGCATAAATAATGCCTGGTAACAATTTTGACAAATATGTATTTGGTGGTTTTGAAATCACTAACGTAAACATTCTTAGACTTATTTCTGATCTGGAGGGTTCTTACCAACTACTCAAGTACATGGGATTTAAAGAAGACATGGAAACGTTGGAGGAAATGAAAAAAAGATACTATAAGAGATACTTCCAAATCGTTAAAGAAAATAAAGCTAAGGGAAATGAATGAAAATTAACCTTTGGTATTGCAATGACATGGGTCAATGGAGGTGGACACTGATCGATGATCATACTAGTTCACCCCAGATGGAGTCTGGTCAGCAACCTTTTCTTCGTGATGCTATGAATGATGTTGCCACCACTGTAGAATACATGCTAGAGACTAAACAATAATGAATACAAAACAGAAGCCAGCACCTCAGGGTCAGTATAAGCATCCCTGGTACAAGGCAGTTGAGAAAATGCAAGGACAGAAGAAGAAGTGACCACCACCCCTTGACTGGGGTCTTTTATTGAGATATACTGATTACATCAGGTGAGGAACTGGATGTCCATCGAAGTCAAGGGTCAACTTGCGAAACTGCTGGCAACAGAAGACCTGCTGATCGAACACCGTAAGGTATCGACAGCATCTTTTGATGTACAGAATCGTGTCCTAACACTGCCCATCTGGAAAGATTTGACTAATGATGTCTATGATCTTCTGGTGGGTCATGAGGTGGCACATGCTCTCTACACTCCAATAGATTGGAATGTCGATCATATTCCTCAGGCATACCTGAACATTGTTGAGGATGCTCGTATTGAACGAAAAATTAAAAAGATCTATCCTGGTCTCCTCCGTTCGTTCTTCACTGGTTATCAAGAACTTTGGCAGAATGATTTCTTCTCGGTCAGGGATACCAATGCTAATGCACTGCCACTGATCGATCGTATCAATCTACATTTTAAGATTGGTGATTACTTGATGATCGATTTCAATACTCAGGAGTCAGAGTTTGTTCGCATGGTTTCTGAGACTGAAACCTATTCTGATGTGATCACAGTTGCTGAGATGATCTTCAAGTACGTTGGTGACCAGCAACAGCAGCAGCAGTCTCAGTCTGGTCAGCAGGGTCAAGAACAACCACCTACTGATCCACCCACCCCCTCAGAGGCATCTCAGGAGATCTCTGAGGATGCTGAACAGCAATCCCCCAGTGCTACTGAGGTAGAACCTGGTGAGGGTGAGTCTAACGTCCGTGAGGGTGGAGTTGAAGCAGGTGATACTGACCGTGCTTTAGAAGAGAATATGGTTGATTTGAATGATACCAACTCTAGAGATTGCACGTATGCAACTCTACCTGAGTACAATCTTGATAATATTATCGTAGATTACAAAGAAGTTATTGTTCACATGGAAGAGAGATTGTGGACTGATCCTGGTGAGTTCTATGAATATCATAGATCTTTTGTTGAGAGTGATCTGAAGAAGTTTAGAGATTCTTCAATCAAGACTGTCAACTATTTGGTAAAAGAATTTGAATCAAAGAAGGCAGCAGATGGATATGCCCGTCGTGCAACTTCTCGTACAGGTATGCTTGACATGTCTAAACTGCATACTTACAAGTGGAACGAGGATGTCTTCAAAAAAATCACTACGATCCCAGATTGTAAGAATCATGGAATGATTTTCTTCTTGGATTGGTCTGGTTCAATGTGTAATGTTTTGAAGGATACCGTAAAACAACTGATGAACCTTGTATGGTTCTGCCGTAAAGTTGGTATTCCCTTTGAAGTCTATTCTTTCACCGAGAGTATTCACTATGGTGATTCATATCTTCACTCAATTGACAATCTAAAAACAGGTGACATCTTTGTCACAGACTCTATGCACCTCACCAATTGGTTGAGCAGTCGTTCTAGCAAGTCAGAATTTGAAAAATGTGTAAAGTATCTGTGGGGACAAGTCACTACTGATTGCCTTGCCAGTTATAAGTTTCAACTTGGTGGCACTCCTTTAGCAGATACTATTCTGATGACACCCCAGATTGTCAAACGATTCAAGAAAATGAATCAAGTTCAAAAAATGTCCTGCATCTTTTTATCTGATGGTGAATCTTGTATGCTTCGCACTACTATCATTCGTGATCGTGAAGAGTATAATCACGAAAGGTCTCGTTATGAGACTACTGAAAAAGCATATGGTAGGCAAGTTCGTAATTGGGATCGTCTTATTCTTCGTAGCAAAAACTATACTGCCGAAGTTAATACTGACGGGTGTTCGGTTACTCGTGGCTGTCTTGATTATGTAAAGAAACTTATTCCTGATGTCAACCTTCTGGGTGTCCGACTGATCGAGAAACGTTCTATCAAATGGTATCTTCAGTGCTTGAATGCAGATTATACTGACAGTAGTATTGATAGACAGTGGAAGAAAGAACGTTCTGTTTCTGTCAAAAATGTCGGATATGATCAAGTTTATTTACTTTCACTTGATAAATCATTAGGTAGTGATGCAGAACAGATCTCTGTTGATGATGGTGCAAGTAAGGCACAACTTACCAAAGCATTTAAAAAGCACATGGGATCGAAGATGACAAACAAAAAAATTCTTACAAACTTTATTTCACAAATCGCATGAAGTGTAAGGTTCAACTATACGTTGCTGGCAAAGTCTTTGATGAGATCGTAATCTGCAGAGACTACCAACATGCAAAAGAAATTGCACTTGCGAGAAATCCAGGTGCCACGGTGGTGGGTGTGACAGCAGTGTTCACCTGACAGACTGTCCCAATGGGGTTCCCACGCAACCCTTCACATGCTATAATTTATAGGTACTCAAGAGAAATGGATTCAATGCCTGCCAAGTCTACCCTGACCACAGAGCAGATTACTGATTACCTAATCAGTAACTATGGTAGTAGTGTTACTACAGACTCTGTTCGTGCAGCTGCAAATTACTTTGGTACTTCGTACCCAACTGTTTGTGCACGTATCGAGAACTATAAAGTTTCTCGTGGTAACTGGCAAATCAATATTGACAAACTAGAGAAGACATACAATGCACCAGTATCTCCCAAGGAGGATATGAATTTTGTTCCGACTAAAGATGAGACCTTTGTTCCTTTCGGCAATTTCTCTGATCTAAAAAAGATCATCAAGTCTAAGATCTTTTACCCTACGTTCATCACTGGATTGTCTGGAAACGGAAAGACTTTTGGTGTTGAACAAGCATGTGCACAACTAAATAGGGAACTCATTCGGGTGAACATCACCATCGAAACCGATGAAGATGACCTTATTGGTGGTTTCCGTCTTGTTGATGGCAACACTGTTTGGCACAATGGGCCAGTCGTCGATGCTCTGGAACGGGGAGCTGTGCTGCTTCTAGATGAGATTGACCTGGCATCTAATAAAATCCTTTGTCTACAGTCTGTGCTTGAAGGCAATGGTGTCTTCCTGAAAAAGATTGGTCGTTATGTTCGACCTACAAATGGTTTCCAAGTGATTGCTACTGCAAATACTAAGGGACAGGGTTCTGATGATGGTCGTTTTATCGGCACCAACGTACTTAATGAAGCATTCCTAGAACGTTTCCCTGTAACCTTTGAGCAGTCCTATCCTTCAATCTCTGTAGAGACTCGCATTCTCCAGAATGTGTGCGACAAGTTCAGCATGTGTGATCCCGATTTCATCGAGAAACTGGTCACTTGGGCAGATGTGATTCGCAAGACTTTCTATTCTGGTGGTGTCGATGAGATTGTCACTACCCGTCGTCTAGTCCACATCGTTCAAGCATACAGTATCTTTGGTGATCGTATCAAATCAATCACCAACTGTGTCAACCGTTTCGATGACGATGTGAAGCAGTCTTTCCTAGAACTCTACACTAAAATTGATGCTGGTGAGACTCTGGTTGACAATACCGTAGAGTTCTGATAGAATACAACCGTTACATTATGTCCAACATGAACCGTAATTGGAAGTACAATGAAGAAGAACTTCTAAAAGAGTTAGGGGAGTATATCTCCCAAACCTACAACCAGCACTATTCTGCTGGTGATGAAAAGATCCAAACTCTAGATCTGATCGAAGCTTGTGGTGATGGTGAAGCATTCTGCCGATCCAACATTCTCAAGTATGCCTCTCGTTATGATAAGAAAGGCACCCCCCGAAGAGATATCATCAAGATCTTGCACTATGCAATCTTGCTGCTACACTTCTATGATAAAAATGCAAACCTTGAGGAGTATCCCAACTGATGAGTAAAGTAAAGGTAAGTAAGGATCTGATTGACATCCTTAAAAACTTTAGTACGATTAACAAATCAATTGTTATCGAAAGTGGTAATGTGGTCTCCACTCTATCAATCAACAAGAACATTCTTGCAAAAGCAACTGTTACAGAAGAGTTCTCTAAGCAAGTTGCTATTTACGACCTTGGGGTTTTTCTGGGTGGTGTTAGTCTGTTTGATGCACCTGTCTTTGATCTTGAGTCTGATTCGTTCGTAACAGTTCAGAATGAGAAAGGTCGTTCAAAGTCTAGGTATTACTATGCTGATCCTGAGATTATTGTCAAACCTCCCAGTAAGGACATCCAACTGCCGTCTGTTGATGTTGAGTTCTTCCTGCCTTCTGAAGAGTTGCGTAAACTGCTGATTGCATCTTCAGTCTATCAGGTTCCTGATCTCTGTGTGTACTCTGAAGATGGTAAGATTCAGGTCTCTGTCCGAGATAAGAAGAATGACACCAGCAACTCATTCAACGTTACTGTTGGAACTACCGATGATGAGTTCTGCTATTGCTTCAAGGTTGAGAACCTTCGCATGATCCCAGGCAGTTACAATGTTGAGATTAGTCAATCATCGGTTGCACTTTTCACCAATAAGGACCATGATGTGAAGTATTGGATTGCACTTGAACCATGAACATTTTCGTATCCCACCAGAGTCCGATTGAGTCTGCCCACGTGCTGCCTGATAAGCACGTTGTCAAGATGCCTCTAGAGACTTGTCAGATGCTTGCTATCGTTGCATCTGATCAATGGGGTCACGGATATGGTACACTGCCTAAGATGAATGGTGAACCCTACAGTACAGAGAAGGGTGCGTTTCGCAACCACCCATGTACTATTTGGGCAAACGCATCAGTTCACAATTCTTGGTGGTTACTCTCTCACGGTTTTGCACTATGCAAAGAGTATCAACATCGATTTGCCAAACAACACTCATGTCTCAAAACTCTAACTGCAGCAACCAAAATTTTCCCACAGGGTGATGTTCGTCTTGTCACACCTTTCGTAAGAGCAATGCCTGATGAGTTTAAATATGACACAAGCATTGACACTTTTACTGCTTACAGAAAGTACATTAGCAGCAAACCTTGGGTTGCATCTAATTATCTTCGTGACGAATCCCGCAAACCAGATTGGGTGTATTGAATGAGACACATACTATTTACCCTTAAGGATGCAAACGCAGACCTTATGGATGATGAGAGTTATGTGAGGGACATCGTTTATACGGCATCCAGAAAGTGTAAGTCTACTTTGCTTTCTTTGAACTCACATAAGTTTCAACCTCAGGGTGTGACCTGTGTTGCTATGCTTGCTGAGTCTCATATCAGCATTCATACTTGGCCAGAATCAAGAATGGCAGTTTGTGATGTCTTCACATGTGGAGACCACACTACACCTGAAGATGGTGTAGAATATATGAAGATGATGTTCGATGCTAAAGACATCATCTGTAATGAGTTTAACCGACCTTTGGAATGATTTTTGAATGACTCGTAATGATTTTATCTGGGTTGAGAAGTACCGTCCCAGAACTGTGAATGACTGCATCATGCCTGATGCATCTAAAAATGTTTTCCAATCATTCGTAGAGAAGGGTGAGATTCCCAATCTTCTTCTGGCAGGAACTGCTGGTGTTGGTAAAACTTCTGTTGCAAAAGCACTGTGTGAAGAACTCGGTGCAGACTATATAATTATTAATGGATCTGATGAAGGACGTTTTCTTGACACAGTACGAAATCAGGCAAAGGGGTTTGCTTCGACCGTATCACTACAAGAGTCTGCTTGCAAGCACAAAGTCATCATTATTGATGAAGCTGATAACACAACCAACGATGTACAACTCCTCCTACGGGCGTCTATTGAGGAGTTTAATCGCAACTGCCGATTCATCTTCACCTGCAATTACAAAAACAAAATCATTGAACCTCTCCACTCCCGATGCTCAGTGGTCGAGTTCTCAGCTCGAGGTCCAGAAAAAGCAGCACTGGCTGGACAGTTCTTCAACCGTGTCAGGACTATACTTGAGAAAGAGAATGTACAATTTGATGACAAAGTTGTCGCACAATTAGTACAAAAACATTTTCCAGATTTCAGACGTACTCTCAATGAACTACAAAGATATGCTGCTACTGGGGCAATTGACTCTGCTGTCCTTGCTTCTGCAGATGATCTCAATATCAATGGACTTATCTCATCACTTAAGAACAAGAAGTTCGGAGAAGTTCGTAAGTGGGTAGTCCAAAATCTGGACAATGATACTGCTCTCCTATTTCGCAAGATCTATGAGGCAACCTATATTCACCTGAAACCAATCTCGATTGCACAGTCAGTCTTGATCTTAGGTAAATATCAATACCAAGCAGCATTTGCTGCTGACCAGGAGATTAATACCCTGGCATGTCTAACTGAAATTATGATGGAGTGTGAATTCAAATGAACGTAAAATTAATCCGTATGTGGTCTGGTGAAGATGTCGTCTGCGATCTACTAGAGACCAAAGAAGACACTATTGTCATCACCAATCCTATTGTTGCTGTACCCTCAGGTAAGGGTCAGATGGGTTTTGCTCCATGGTCCCCTATTCTTAAGGGCAAGAATGCTGAACTAGAGATTCCTAGAACCTATGTGGTCTATATCTGCGAGACTCAAGATGAAATCGTAGAGCAATATACTGGGATGTTCTCAGTTCTTCAGACCCCACAGAAAAAATTGATTGTTTGATTATGACTAAGAAAGCAAGGCAACAAAAATCTAGAACGTACTATTACTTCTGGGGTCTGGCCACTTTAGCAGTTGTCACAGGACAGTTGTATGTTGGGACTGGATACCGTATAATGGCAGAGGGTGTAAACAACCTCACCAATGGACTTTATCAGGCACTCGAATGATGCGTACAACTGACCGATCACCTCTTCGTTATCCTGGTGGCAAAACCAAAGCAATTACTCAATTGCAGGACTGGGTGCCACCATTTACTGAGTATCGTGAACCCTTCATAGGTGGTGGCAGTATGGCAATCAACGTTGCCAAGCATATGCCTGGTAAGTCTGTATGGATCAATGATCTGTATGTACCTCTATACAACTTCTGGGTTCAACTGCGTGACAAACCAGGTGAACTATCCGAACGTCTCTTCAAACTGAAGACAGACCTCAATAAGCAGACTGAAGAGTGCCGTAAGGTGTTCAACCAGTTTGCCAATGAGATCGATGATGCTACTGGTGTTGATCAAGCAGTCATGTTCTGGATGATGAACAAGTGTTCATACTCTGGTCTGACTCAGAACTCTTCGTTCTCTCCCACTGCATCAAACAGCAACTTCAGTCTTCGTGGCACAGAGATGCTGCTTGAGTACAGCAAACTTATTCAGACCTGGAAGATTACTAATGTAGACTATTCAGAACTGCTGCAGACTCCTGGTCAGGATGTCTTTGTGTTCCTTGATCCTCCATATGACATCAAGGACTTTCTCTATGGGAAAGATCGTGAGATGCACAAGAACTTTGATCATCCTTTGTTTGCCGATCATGTCGATGGTTGCTTACACAAGTTCATGATTACCTATAACGTGAATGATTATTTGCAGGAACGTTATAAAAACTATTACCAACGTTACTGGAAACTTCAGTACGGTATGGTTCATCGTCAAAACAACAAGAAGACTGAACTTCTTGTTACAAATTACAACTGTGGTTCACCTCTGGAGGCATTGATTTGAGTTTCGATACTAACTACCCCCTTAAAGATTATCTCAACTCAATCAACTCCAATAAGAATGACCTGATGGATGGTGAAGATCCGTTGTGGGAAAAGAAGTATCCTGCATGGATTGTCAATAAACTTCTATCAGCACACAGTGATACTTTGTTTCTCTCTAATGAGATGAACATGAACTCTTTTCTAGAGAATAAACTTCAATTTCACTTTTATCTAAATAGTGTGAGAAAACGTAAACGGTTTGCCCCTTTTCTTAAATCTGAAAAGGAAAGTGATCTCGATACTGTTAAAAAATACTATGGGTTTAGTAATGACAAGGCACGATCTGCTCTCCGAGTTCTGACCCAGGAACAACTTATTTACATGAAAGAGAAATTGAAAACTGGAGGAAAGAACAGATGATTCAGGAAGAGGTTCAGTGGACTGAAGAGTCCATGGTTCAGGTTACTTTGAAAGAACCTGATGATTTTCTTAAGGTTCGTGAAACCTTGACCCGAATCGGTGTGGCATCTCGTAGAGAGAAAAAGATCTATCAGTCTTGCCATATCTTGCATAAGAAAGGCAAGTATTACATTGTGCATTTTAAAGAACTGTTTGCTTTAGATGGTAAAAAAGCAAATCTTTCTCTGAATGATATGCAACGTCGTAATAGAATTATTCAACTGTTGGTTGATTGGGAACTAGTAGCAATCTGTACTGTAGATCAAGAGAAGATTGCTGATTCAGCACCACTAAATCAAATCAAAGTTATTGCTTTCAAGGATAAAGAAAACTGGACCCTGGAATCAAAATACAATATTGGCAAGAAGAAAATTGTGGAGACTCCAGCACAATAAATAGATTTGCCTTACTGTCTTTAAATCATGTCTGAAGAAGTTAAACTAGAAGAACCCAAGAAGAAGGGTTTTCTTAGTAAGATAAAGGAAGCAGCAGATGATAAAGAAGAACAACTTGCTATTCTATCTACCTTTGTTAGGCTTGGTATTCTTGTCTGGTCTGGGGGAATACTCACGCTTGCGTACATCAAACTTCCACCAGCACTCGGTATACCAGAACAAAAACTAGATCCCACTTTTATTGCCAGCGTCTTCACGGGGGTTTTGGCAACTTTTGGTGTTCAGGCAGCAAAGAAGGCAGGAGAAGGTGGTGGTGCCAATGGTGGTGGTGGTATCACAAAAGACCAGATGGAAAAATTGATTGAGAAAGCAGCACAGACTGCACCTTCACAGACTATTCGTCTTGAGCAGGGACCAATCAAAATTTCTACTGACGACACATACAAAATGTAATAGGAGAATAAAATGCAAAAGTTAATTAATGGTTTAGCAGTATTGTCATTTCTTGGATTTGGTGCTATAGTCGGAGGAAGCACATACGTCTACCTTCAACGTGATGCTCTCATTGAGAGTGTTAAAGAGCAAGTCACCAAACATGCCACCGAGGCAATCACAGGTGCTCTGCCAGGTATGATGAGTTCTGCTATGCCAGAACTACCTAGTCTAACTGGTGGTGCTCTACCTTCTGCTCCTGGAGCAATTGGTGGTGGTGGTGCAGATGCAGTCTCTGGTCCTGCTATTCCTTCGTTTCCTTCGTTCTAATTATCATGAAAAGATTTCTACTTCCTCTGCTGCTTTCTTTAGCAGCAACTCCTGCACTAGCACAGGATAAAATCACTAAAGGTTTCAACTCCATGGATGCTATGGGGTGTATGCTTCTGAAAGAATGCACAGATGGAGTAGATAAAATTTATTCAGTTAGAGATCTTAGGTCAGAATATCCTGCTTCTGATTGGGATATTGTTGCTAACGAGTTCAACAGAATCATGGTTGCTTTTGATACCATTGGTGTCGATGTTCATCTTGCTGATAGTAAGTATTTCCCACCAGGTCATCGTGGTGTATACCACACAGTATCTAATGACTTCTATCTCAATCGTTCCTACATGTCACGTCCTGGTGTGTTGATGTCAGTTGTGCGTCATGAAGGATGGCACGCTGCTCAAGATTGTATGGCAGGAACTATTAATAATAGTATGATTGCTATCATCAAACCAGAAAATGAAGTCCCAATGATCTGGCAAGAAATGGTGAATAGGACATATCCACCTGCTTCAAGACCATGGGAGAAAGAAGCAACATGGGCAGGTAAGACTGAGAATATGACTCAGGATGCACTTGAGTCCTGTGCTCGGGGTACTATGTGGTCTGACTATGATCCTACACCTATGACCCGTCAGTGGTTAGAAGAGAATGGATATCTAAATGGAAATTCCACCTATAAGAACTGATCTAGTTCCTGATATAAGAGTTCAACAACAACCTGCTTGGGTGACTAATCCTCCCCAAGCAATCCCACCTGTAGTGCCTATAACATCACAGGTGGGTATACCCATTATTGATATGCCTGGATGTGTAGAAGCACATGATCAGGGTGACAAAAGCAATTCTATAAAGACAGATGATGCACAAGGTGCAAAGATCTTCTGTGATGCTGGAATGCCATCATTTAATCCTATTCAGTTTGAACCTGAGCAGATGATTATCACTCGTCCACCTGCCGTAGGTGGTACTAAACCAGGTAAACCTACACCACCAGAAGCAAAAACAGATACACCACCTCCACCTTCACCACCTACTGCTAATATAGAATGCCCTACTAAAGTACAGAAGGCACAAGAACCAGTAGGAACATTAGTAGAAGGATTTAGAAAGAAAGTTACTGGTTATGAACTCATCGATAAGACATGTGTTCAGATAACAGAACCAGTTCCTCTACCTACACAAATACTTGCTGGTCTACCTAGTGGTGGACAGGTAATGCAGGTAGGTGGTATTGCTGTCATTGCTACATCATCAGCACTATTAGCAAAACCGTTGGCAGACATACTATTGAAAGCAGTCAAACCAACGGTTAAGAAAGTTATGAAAAAGATTGCTACCTTACGTGGTAAGAAACCTCCTATTTTGTCTGCAGGGGAGCGCCGAGCAGAGCAGCGTCAGATGAATCATGCAGTGAAGGCATTACGTTCTGTCTTCCCGAGGAAGAAGAAACAGAAGGGATAGAATGTACATGTGGGTGCTTATGTCCTGGTGGATTGTTTACCACAACATCAGCACACACAGAATAGTATGGTGATTTGGGATGGAATTGTATTCCCTCCTTGATTAACTGTCCACAATTTTTCAATCTCGCAATCTCAAAGTCCAATCTTTTATTAGCAGTCAGTTGTTTCATCATTGCAATATTAGATGCTGCTGCTTCTTTACAGAGGTTTTGTAATTTCCTATCCAATGGTCTACTCCAAGTCATAGAGAAACCAACACCTAAATTATAGTTATCTTTCTGCCCTGTTCTTACAGGAACATGATACAACACATCGCCAGGATTATCAGGGGCACCATCTTCGTCGAGATCCCGCATATCATAAACATTATCGTTATAATATGGCTCGTATGGTTTGGTAGCAGATGCACTTCCTGTAACATATGGTGTGAAATTCATAGTAGGACCCTGACACTGGATCCCATTTCCATAGGTATTAGTAATATATGGTCCTTGTAATACCTGAATAGCTTGATTCGTAACTGAGCCTGAACTATTAGCTACAGGAGCTGCCGTTGCACTTACTCCCCCCACATTTGCACTTACAGGTGCAGCATTTACAATTGTTGTTAGACATAATACTACTGGGAGAGGTGATTTAGAATATCTATTGTGTATAAATAGTTTTAGCAAAGACATAATGTTATCACAATAATGAAAGTATTAGATTTGTCAGGACAAGTTTTTGGTGCTTTAACTGTTCTTCGTAAGGATCAGGAGGCAACCAATAAAAACAAGAGAGGAACTTACTGGTGTAAGTGTTCCGAGTGTAATAATGAAAAACTTATTAGTT